GTTGGTACCAAAGTTGGTGTCCTTAACGAAGGTCAAATAAAAGAGTTGGTAACAGAATTGATCAATGGATAAGATAGCAGTTGTCTTTACAATGAAAAGTTGTCATCATTGTCAAGACTTTAAGAAAATGTTGAATGAAGCTGGTATTGAATATTATGATCGTGACATTGAAGAATTTGAAGAAGAATATGATATGTTTGTTGAGGCAACAGGGAATGACTTTGTTCCAGCATTTATGTTAGTTGAAAATCCTGAAAGTGAAACACCAAATACCGGTTTATACGCTCCTGATAGAGACTATGAGGACATAGAACAAGGTCTTAAAATAATTAAAGAATTTTTTGAAAGATAAATTAAACCCTCAAACGAGGGTTTTTTTATTTTCTATATATTTATTATAAAATGTAAAAAAATGAAACTAAATAGATTTAAACATTTATTAGAAGCAAAACTAGGTGAAGTAAAACCATTAATTTCTGAACAAGAAACAAACATTTCAGAGTATACGGTAAAAAATGATTCAGTAATACTCACAGGTCAATATAAAGAAACAACTGCATCTGCTCAAGACTTAAAAATCTTTAAAGGTGCTAAATTTGTTAAACAAGGTAAGAGTATGGTCGCTAACACAAAATATCAATTTTTAAATAGTGTTGGTAATCAAATTATTGGTGTTGGTGCAAATCCTGGCGTGGGATCTAATAAAACTTATCAAGGCAATGTTACTTATGGGTGTGGAACCGGAAAGTTTACTGTAAATATGAGAACTGATTTAATGTTTTATGATAAAACATTGGCACCCGTGTTACAAAAGAAGTGTCAAATTAAGGTTGCAAATACTCAAAACACAACAAAACCAGTAACCAAAACACAAACAACAAAAGGTCACCCATGTGATTCTGATAAGAAAAGTAAAATAGCGACAGGTAAGTCCTATAGTTATTGTTATAACCAAAACAAATACTACTTCAAAGGAACTCAAGGTGAACCTTTAACAAAATATCCTGAATGGACTGAGGCAAGCGCAAAAGGATTAGAAGCAATCAAAACTAAAATTTTTCCTAAAACTTCTGCTTGGGAAGGTTTCCCTTGTGTAGTAAACCATCCTAAGGCAGTTAAAAAAACCATGCCTAATGGTACCTATATGTATGAGATTGATGGTATTACCTATTATAGTAATGGTAGAAAAAGCTCACCACAAGGAAATGTTAATTACACATGTGAAGATCCTGAATTTAAACAACAATAAACAAAAACCCCACTCAAAAGGTGGGGTTTTCTTTTATATCAAAATGATGTCTTCTAATCTGTCCTGAACCAAATAAGGTTTTGTTTCGTCAGGATTGGTGATGTCCTCTATTAGATTGTAATTACTTAAACATTCACTGAACTCTTTAACATTCATATCAAAAACATCTAAAACGAGATCTTTAATTGTTTGTTTGGGTAATGTAGAATCTGAAACTATTTTTATTTTGTGATCTTCATTTTCATCTAATTCAGAGTTGTATTTAAACATTAAGTTGTTCACGCCAAGTAAGGTATACATTTGGTTAAACATATAGTGAGCGTAATAGTAGATACCTCTACCACAACCTAAACTATAACCATATGGAAATTCTGAAGTAATACTTATCTCAACAAATGGGTCTTCTTCCTCAACATAAATTGATTTATTAACTCTAACCCAAGCTTTGGATAAATCCTCAATATTTTGTTCGTATCTGATTATATCTATTACATTGATGTCTTTGATCTCTAAAGAATTAAAAAGGTCTGAAAACTCATCCATGAAGTCGTATTTGAGATCATTGAGGTTTATTTCTTTACTACTTGTTGTCTGACCATTTACAACAACAAATGTCTCACAATCTGTTACTTGGATAATTGTATTTTCTGATTTGTCGAATTTTGACAAGATGTAATCTGCGAATAGGTTCACAACATACCGTCTTGTGTTTTTTTCTAATTTTCTCATATTATTGGTTTTTATAATGAATATGAGAATTAAATGAAACTATAAAGAGTTAGATGTAATCATTAAAATAATCATTGATGTTTTTCTGTGTCATTGAGTAGTCAGGGTAGTCAGGAATTCTTACATCAATACATTCAAGTATACCATCGTTAATTAGACCTACCAACAGATCACTATATGTACCATAATATTCTAAAAATGATTCATTATAAGTTTTATTTATGTTGTTCTCTAAAAAATTTTTAATTTCTTTTACAAAATCTCTAATTTTAATGTAATGGTGGTAACGAGTTTTCCCATTACTTTCTATTGGAACCTCATCTATCTTACCTTCAAAAAATTCATCTAAACCACCGTAAATTGATTCATAAATTTCGCTTTCGTAAGCGTGATTTTCGGCGTTATGATAAAGACTTCTTAATTCTTGACCAATCTCATCTAAATCAGTACTAAACAACTCATTAGTTGCTTCCGAATCTTTTAATAAGTCATTCAAATCTTCAGGTCTTATTCTAAAATAACCAGGTGTTCCTTGTTCCTCTGACAAACTTTCAAAAAAGTCGGAGTCGTAATCTCCTAACGATAATTCGGCGTTACCAACCTCTTTGTAAATAATGTCTTTTAGTTTTGTTAAATTTGTGTCATCCAGTTCAGTTACCGTTTCGTAAGGTTTTGCGTTACTATCATATAAATCATAATCTAAACCATCTTCACTAAATACTTGTTCGGCAATACGTCTAACCCCATCTCTTCGATTATTACTACCACAATAAAAGTAAGATAATTCTTCCCTACCCCTTAAATATAGATAAAAACCGTCAGGTCTAATCGAAACGTCTGTTATCAACTCCCCCAAAATAAAAGCCATTGTATCTTCATAGTTTTCATTTAATTTACGAAGTAGAAGAATATTTTTTAATTCTTCAGGTGCGTCATTATAACTAAGATTAATTAATGCGCCCTGTTCATCTAAGTAATTTATAATTTCATCATCCCAATCACGATAACTTACTTGACCTAAATCTAATTCACCTAAAAGACCATACTTTTTCATGAATTTAAAAAAGGTAATTAAGTCATTAAAAAATGGTTCAATGTCATCATAGAAATCACCATTGTTAAAACTATCCCTTAAATCTTGTGCCCTTTTTAAACTCATATCGTATAAATATCTAATAAACAAAAAAGGTGACCCAAAATGGAACACCTTTCTTTTCGATGATACGCAAATATTATCTTCTATAATATTTATTTACAATTTTCTTAACCGACTCTTGAACATTCGTTTGGTTCTGTGTGGTATTAGCACCTTGTTGAGTCTGAGGTTGAGGTTGTTGTGCTTGTTGTTTGTTTTTGCATCCGCAGCCCATAACTTAATATTTTAATTGGTTTATTTACTTATAAATATCTTATAAAATAAGATTAATCCACATTATTGAATAATCAATTCTTTTTACTGAATATTTATAACATATGTCAATGAAAAATTTTATAAAAGATTACCTTTTGGAACAGGATGATAATCTCGTTACAATATCTCCCGATCAATATTTGGAAACATTGGAAAGTGTTGGTGGAATTGCGTCAAGGGTTGCAATGTTAAAACCATTTAAAGGGAAGGGTATCGTCATTGACGGGGAGTTAGATCTTACAAAATTCAAGAACGTCGGACCATTAACTGGTATTGTTAGAATTAAAGGTAGATTGGATATCGCAAGTACAAACGTCCCATCATTAGATGGTATCACAGTAGATGGATATGTTAATGATTATAATTCCACAATGTATGTTAACAGATTGAAAAATATAAAAAACCAAAAACTTACCAAATTAGCTCAATATAGAAGAGATGATGAATGGAACGTAGAGAATGGTGAGGATGATTCTGAAAGAACTGAAGCTCTTTACGATTATTTATATGGTGAAGGTATTCCTGATAGAATAGAATATGAGGATGGTAGTGAAAATGAAGAAGATAAGTATTTCATTTATCCAAACGGAAGTGGAAGTTATGGTGTTGGAAAACAATATGAGTGGATAGGTGGTGATTCATTAAATCCAACTTATTATGATGTTTATACTAGTAATGAAATAGATAATGCGGCATTAAGATATGTTGAGAATCTGGTTAATGATGTTGGGATGGATGCATTCTCATCTTGGGTTTGGGAAGATAGTGTTGATAGTGAAAAGTGGGAAGAATGGTTAATTGATTTTTATTATGAATCAATTAGTGAAGACCCAGAAGGTTATGGTGTTGAAAAATCATTATCTGGTGAGCAAGAACAACAGGTTAACCAAATGAATAATACCATCGCTAATTTAACCAAAAAATTAGAAGACCCCAATTTATCAGATGAAGATAAAAATAAGATCAAAACTAAAATTTACGGATTAAATAATATTATAGCCGAAATTGAAAGTGAACCTGAAGGTGATTATGATGAAGATAATATGATGGACAGGGCTAGATCAGATGCCGATGAATACGATAATGATATAACGGGTTTTATTGATCATTATGGTTTTGATAAAAAATTCATAATGGATTTTGTTGATTTAGGACAGGTTACAGAAACGGTGGTGAATAGCGATGGGTACGGTCCGTTATTGGCGTCAAGCGGTGAAGATGCATTTGAAGCAAGTGTAAACGATACGTGGTATTTTATAATTCCATTGGACTAAAACTTTATTTGTTAACACCTTTGCCCTACTTTTCAATTATACGATGGCGAAGAAAAAGAAAATAGAATTTTTAATGAACACCGATTGGATGTTTGAAAAACCTATTGATAGAGAATATAAAGAATACAAATTACTTTCTTATTTTCAAAAAATGGGTGACAAACTGGATCGTTTAGAATTATATCCAGGGTTCATAGAATTATCATTACATTTAATGAATGTCCAAGCTCTTATGAGGGACAAAAAGATTGTTTATACTGATAAAAAGTTAAACAATATTGACGATGAAATTATGGTCAAAGACCTTAAGGTTAAACCATTACCGGAAATGACCACAGAAGAAATGATGGAGTTCAGAGACATCCTATCATTCTCAGCACCAAGAATAATGGAATACTTCAACATCGCGAAATCAGTATGGACGATTGTATTCGATTCTTTAGATATGAAACTTAAAAGAAATAAGAAGAACATTCTTCACCCGAAAGGTTATTTCTTTTATACCGAAACGGATAACAAAAAAACTCATGTTTGGGAATATCTAATCAAAAAAGAAACAAAAGCCAACCCCCAACGAATGACGAATATAAATTTAATTTATTCTGATGACTTAGGTGAGTTGACGATCCCAAAAGTTATTACTACATTTTCTACGTATGAAAGTAAGGACAAGCGAATGGGTCCGGTGTTTCAGATGTCATCAAACGGAATTTTTCCAATAGACGAAACCCTTTTACCCTTATTCAAACGTAGAATTGCCGGACTTATCTCACAAACAAAAATTCAAACAGAAAACCAAGAAATAGAATAAGATGAGTTTTAACAAGAGAATACTTAAGAAAGAAAACATTTTACGTAATCTCAATAATCTTTTCACCTATTTAAACTCCGATGCGGTTATCTGCACCGACGATTTTTCACGCAAAGTTTATAGGATGTATAGTGAAGGTTTTACCAAAGAAGAAATAATAAATATAATAAATAAAATGAAATGAAGATTAAATTGGAATATGTTTGGTTAGACGGATATAAACCTGAACCTAACCTAAGAAGTAAAGTTAAGATTGTTGATTATGAATCTGTTAAGAATGCGTTTCTTGATGGAAATTTTCCTATGTGGAACTTTGATGGTTCATCAACAAATCAAGCAGAAACAGGAAACTCTGATCGTTTACTAAAACCTGTTAGACATTACGCCCCACCTAATTTTTTGAATGGTAATGATCCTGTGTATGTTTTATGTGAAGTGTTGAATCCAGATGGAACACCTCACCAATCAAATAAAAGATCGGAGATCGGTGAAGGTTTTGACGACCTTTGGTTTGGTTTTGAACAAGAATATTTTATTCGTGAAGAAGTTAATGGAAACATTTTGGGTCACAAAAGAAACATTCTTAAAGGTCAAGGTGAATACTATTGTGGTGTAGGCCATAATGTTGTTGGTCGTCCATTTGTTGAAGAACATTTGAATATGTGTTTAAATTATGGAATTGATATCACAGGGACAAATGCTGAGGTTGCTTTAGGTCAATGGGAATACCAAGTGTTCTCTCAAGGTAAATTAAAAGGGGGTGACGATCTTTGGATGACAAGATACTTCTTATTCAAGATTGCCGAAAAATATGGTTACCATATTGAACTTCACCCAAAACCAATCACACACGGAGAATGGAATGGGTCAGGTCTTCACACAAACTTCTCAACAGATACGATGAGACTTGATGGTAACGAAGAATATTTCATGGCATTATTCAATGCATTTGAATCAAGACATGAAGACCACATCAAAGCTTACGGGTCAAATAATAATCTACGTTTGACTGGTGAATACGAAACTCAAGCAATTGATAAATTCAGTTGGGGTGTGTCTGATCGTGGAGCATCAATTAGAGTTCCTCAGGATACTGCAAAAGAATGGAAAGGATATGTTGAAGATCGTAGACCTGGATCAAATGCGGATCCATACAAGATTATTCGTGAAATGGTTAACTCACTATACGTTGCTCAACTTCTTTATGATACAAAAACTATGATGACCTCATTTGTTGATATGGATGGTCTCACCGGAAAATACGGAACAATGTCTGATGAAGAATTATTGAAAGAATATCGGGATGATGATGATTACGAGTTAGATAATGAAATTATGGAATCTAAAACTAATATAAAACCAGGAACACAACCTGAAAATATCAATACAAGTAATACGGGTACAATACCCGAAGCATTAAAAAACGCATTAATGAATGCTAAAAATTATTCAACCAATGGATAAAGAATGTGTATGTGGTGGAACAGGACCTTGTCAGTGCCCAACACCAAAAGTAGAACAAGTTAATCACCCCCAACATTATGGTGGAGAAAATAACCCTTACGAAGCAATCAAAGTAATTGATGCTTGGGAATTAGGTTTTAGTTTAGGAAACACAGTAAAATATATAAGTCGTGCAGGAAAAAAAGGAAAAGACAAGGAACTCGAGGATCTCAGAAAAGCCCTCTGGTACCTCGAACACCACATCAAAACAATCGAAAAAGACAGGTCTTGATACTGAGATAATAGTATTAGATGCGATCACAACACCAAATGAATTGATCCGTGAAACCCTCATTAACTTTATGTGGGGGTTTTTGGGGAACTCTATTGTTGTATTTGCAGCAAAAGAACTGGACTTTTTAGTTTTGATTAACTATATTGTTTATTACATTTTAATCTCGTATATTGTTAACAGGAAGAAATACGAAACCATGTTGGGTAAGTTTATTGTTCTTCCTGGCTCCGCAGCGATTGGGGCATTTACGGGATATAAGTTGGCACAATTAATCACTAAAATAATTTAATTATGGAAGAAGAATGGAATCCAGATGAAAATCAAGGTAGGTCAAAAGAACATATTGAACGAACCTATATGTCAATTAAATTACTTGCTTGGTTCGGATCAGTGTTATTAATAGTGTTAGTTACTAGTTTAATCGTAAATTATATTGCAAAATGAAATACTATAAAATTACAATAGGAGGTAAAGGAGCTGAGGTTTACCCCTTCCAATTAAACACGGAACAATATGAAACTCTACGAGACGGTGGGGTTGAACAGGATGAGTTAGATCACGATCAAATATGTGAGATATTAGGTGTTGATACTTTTTTTGATTCACCTAACGAATCTATTATGGGACCATATCCTGATGCATTCTTTGTGAGAGTTAAGGATGAGGAAGGTAATGTTGTTTATGAGAGTGAGGATCTTGATAGTGATAGAAGTGATTATGAAGAACAATATTGTGGTGAGGTCGCTTATCTTATTATAGAAGACTATTGCAAGGGAGAACACCTTGTTTATGACATACCATTAGAGGAGGAATTTAACATTGATAAATTAAGATTCAAAGTGGATGACATTGGTTGTCGTGTTGAAGTTGTAAGTGGAATCTTATACGACGAAAATGAATATAATTTATATAAATCATTTGGTGATACATCCAGTAAAGGATACTATTATCATTTAACAGCAGGAATTTAAAAATGAAATATGGACAAACGAGAAAGACAATTAGAAGAAAGATTGGCTCACTTGGAGATTGAGGTTAAAATGAACCGTGAATGGGATGAAATTCCTGAATCATTAAAACCAACATCAAAAGGTAGGTGGGAACAAATGAAGGGAGAACTTAAAGCCCAAGAAAGTCGAAGATTGGGTTGGCCTAAAAATTATTAAAATGAAATTAACAGAAGAACAAAAAAATCAGATCCTAAATCAATACGAGGGGTTAAAAAACGATGAACAAACACTAGGTGAAATACACGAAATAATTGTGGATTTTTGTTTAGATGAAGAAATTGTTGATTTATCAGATGATGAGGATGGAGACCTTTATGAAGAGTTTTCAAATGAAGTTTGGGATTTATTAGAGAGTATAAAATAAGAAGATGATAGAAACAGGAAAAATTATTAACGGAGATTGTGTTGAGGTAATGAAAACATTACCTGAAGGATCTGTGGATTTAATCGTAACGTCTCCACCCTACGGAGTTGGGATTGCTTACGATGTTCACGAAGATGACGTTGAGTTCAACGAGTATGTGGAGTTTGCCAAAAATTGGTTAAGTGAAGCGTATAGATTATTAAAGGATGATGGGAGGATTGCACTTAACATTCCTTATGAGATTAACAGACAGAAAAAAGGTGGTCGTATTTTCTTCGTATCGGAGATGTGGCAGATCATGAAACAAATTGGATTTGGGTTCTTTGGTATTGTGGATTTAGAAGAACAATCACCACATAGAAGTAAGACAACAGCTTGGGGTTCTTGGATGAGCCCATCAAGTCCGTATATTTATAACCCAAAAGAATGTGTTATATTGGCATACAAAAAACAACACATCAAAAAAATCAAAGGTCAACCACAATGGGCTGGAGAATTAACTGAAATTGAAAATGAAGATGGTTCGAAAAGGAACAAAATGGTCTATGACGAGAATGATAAGAAAGAATTTATGGAACTTGTGTTTGGTCAGTGGAATTACTTTGCAGATACTAAATCACTCACCAAGGCAACTTTCTCGATG